GAAGGGCAAACTAAAGGGCGGAAAACCAACAGCAAGGCCACCAGACTTTGACGAGAGCGGTTGAAGCGGGTAAAAAGGCATGAGGGCATGAAAGCGGCTAACGGCGCTGTACGGGCAAATAAACGGAGGTATGATTATACCACATGAAATACCAACCTTGGATTTATGAATGTAATAAAAGCAAGAATACGCTTCATTATTGGAAATGTAACGACGACGGGACGGCAGTTTGCAAGAAATGCGGCTTGATATTAAGTAAGGCCGATGCAGACGAATGCTACACGCAACGATAAAGGGGTTTAGTTATGGCAGACAAAATCAAAAACCTACCAAAAGACAAGCGCGAACTTGCAGACGAAATCTGTAAACGCATTGCAGAGGGGGAAAGCCTTCGCGGTATCTGTGAAAGCGAACATATGCCACACAATTCAACAGTGATGGGATGGGTGAGAGAGTTCAAAGACTTTGCCAAGCAATACGCGCGGGCGCGAGAAGTCCAAGCGCAGCTATTCATTGATGAAATTATAGAGATTTCAGACGACAGCGGCTTTGATTACAAGATCACTGACGGGAAAGTCGTTGTAGACGGAGACGCTATTCAGCGGGCAAGGCTTCGAACGGACTCTAGAAAATGGATGGCGTCAAAAGTATTGCCAAAGATATACGGCGATAAACTTGATTTGACGGTCACGACAGAAGCACCACCTTTGACAATCATTTTCAACGTAAATGCACCGAAAGGCGACGTTCGTGTCACTAAGTCTGAGTAACCCGCAATACGTTTTCCTCAAAGGTCTAAACACTAAGTTTCGGGCCTATATCGGAGGATTCGGCTGTGTAGCCGCTGGAACTATGATTCAGACGGTTGGAGGTCCTCTCCCAGTCGAAGCAATAGTAGGTCCAACGCTTGTTTTAAGCTGGAACGCGAACGCCAATCGATTCGAATACGCTCTAACAGGTGGTGCGTTCCCAAAAGGTGTTTCGCGTCTATATCGGGTGACAACCACAACCGGAGAATTTGTTGCAAGCGGACATCACCGCGTTTTTTGCGTAGATGGTAAATATCGACGGGTTGACCGGCTTTGCGTTGGTGACGATTTGAGTTCATGCGTCCTAGACCCTGAATTGACCACGCCGGAATACATCCCTTCAGCGTCGCACGTAAATGATCGCCATTCGTTCGAAAGAGCCGCAGGTTTGATGGGTCGTTATGCAAATGCAGCCCGTCGATATGGTCGACAACTTCTGATTTCGAAAGGGGCCGTTGAATTCCTCTCTCCATTATCAAGCGGTGCTCAAGGATTCGACCCGTCCGCCGTCCCTTGTGACCTTCAGGCGTTGGAACGAGCGCGTATCCATCAAGATCAATTATTCGACCAGCAACGTAACTCGGGTTTACTTCTCCGCGTCTTGCGCCTCGTGGGAGCCTTGGCAGGTCAAATTTTACCATTTGCTTTTGCACATATTTCGGAGAACATCCAACGATTACACTTACTTCTTTCGAGGTCCGCGACCCGTCACAAAGAGACTTTAGTAAATCAAGATCATATTTCATTATGTCACCCCACTATCAAAGCCACCATAATAAAAATAGAACGCATGAAAAGCAAGGCTGCATATTATGATATGCAGGTTTTGGATAATAATAATTACGTTTGCGGTGACGGCTTTATTCATCACAACAGCGGCAAGACTTTTGTCGGGTGCTTGGATTTGCTGGTATTCGCCGGTGAAAACCCTTGCGTTATTCAGGGGTATTTTGCGCCAACTTATTCTGATATCCGCGACACATTTTGGCCGACACTTGATGAAGCTGCGGAACTTATGGGTTTTTCCTTAAAAATAAACCGCAGCAATTTCGAGGTAACTATACTGCGGGGTGGTATCTACTATGGCACAATTATTTGCCGTTCTATGGATAGGCCGGAAACTATCAAGGGGTTTAAGATCGCCCGCGCCTTGGTTGACGAAATCGACGTTATGCCAATCGACAAGGCGCAACTTGCGTGGAACAAGATTGTCGCTCGTATGCGGTTGGTCGTCAAAGGTGTAACGAACGGGGTCGGTGTTACAACTACGCCCGAAGGATTCAGGTTCGTCTATGATCGCTTTTCGTTGAAGCGCGGGCCTAGTTATTCGATGGTGCAAGCTGGTACGATTGAAAACGAAGAATATTTACCTGATGATTACATTTCGTCATTGGAAGAAACCTATTCTGCGGAGTTGGTTCGCGCCTACTTGATGGGGGATTTCGTCAACCTGACCTCGGGAACCGTCTACCGGAACTATGACCGCGTTAAACATCGCTCGACCGAGACAATCCGCGATAAGGAACCGCTACACATCGGGCAAGATTTCAACGTCGGCAACATGGCGAGCGCGATACTGGTTCAAAGACCGAACGGCTGGCACTGTGTCGGGGAAATCATGGGCGCACTCGATACGCCGGAATTACTGAACATCGTAGAGAATAAATATTCAGATCACAAAATCATATTTTATCCAGACGCCAGCGGAAAAAGCAGAAAGAGCAACGACGCCAGTAAGACGGATATTTCCTTGATGAAAGCCGCCGGACACACGGTCAAAGCCAAACCGTCAAACCCGCCGGTCAAAGATCGCATACTTTCCGTTAACACCGCTTACGCCAAGGGCATGTTGTGGATTAACGACGTGGAAGCGCCGACCGTTGCCGCAGCCCAAGAGCAACAGGCGTATTCAAAGAACGGCGAGCCGGATAAGACGACCGGCCACGACCACCCCAACGACGGCTTGGGATATTTAGTTCATTGGACAATGCCGGTTAACAAGCCGCGTATTGTCGGATTATAAAAAAGCGCGTAAGGTGCGAAAAACTTGAAAGGCTTGAATATGGCAAACGATATCGACGACGTAGGCGTTAATCATCCGGAATATGAATCCAAGCTGGCGAATTGGAAGCTGGCCGACGATATGGTCGAATCGGAAAACCAAGATAGCTACCTTATTGAGCAATACCCCGACGATACGAGCTCCGAAAACAAACAGCGGAATAAAGACTACAAAGAGCGCGCATCTTGGCTCGGAGTATCGGGCTTTACGCTCGCGGGCTTGATCGGGACCGCTTACGAAAAATCGCCAGTTATCACGATCCCAAGCCAACTCGAATACATGCGAAAAAACGTCGACGGCTCGAACGTGAGCCTTGACCAGCAAATACAAAGCACAACGCGCGAAGTATTGAAGGCCGGACGCTCGGGGCTGTTTACGACCTATCCGGACACGAAGGGCGAGGCGGTTTCCGTGGCGGATATGGAAGCGCTTAAATTCGTTCCAACTATCCACATGATTAAAGCCGGACGCATTGTAAATTGGGATACGATGCAGATCGGGGCCGAGATTGTTTTGTCGTTGGTGGTCTTTACCGATAGTCGCGTTGTGCGGGAGAAATACAAGCACGTGGTCACGCCGACACGTCGCGAATTAGCGCTTTTGCAAAGTGACGAAGGGCTTGTTTTTACCGACACTACTTGGATGAAGAACGCGAAAGACGAATGGGTAATGGTTGGGCCTATGAATGTTCCAACACGCGGCGACGGCAAGCCGTGGGATAGAATCCCGTTCACGTTCGTTGGCGCTGTGGATAATAACTCGCACATCGACAAAGCGCCGATGATTGATATTTGCACCAAAAACCGCGACCACTACCGCAATTCAGCAGACAACGAAGAAAGTGTTTATTTTTGTGGACAGGCGCAACCGTGGGCAAATGGCCTTGATGTTGATACGTTCAAAGAAATGAAAGAGGCTGGTATTTATGTAGGTTCGCGTAGAATGCTCGGATTGCCTGAGGGGGCAACCTTCGAATTCGCTGTATCTGAAGCTAACACTGCCGTCAGACAGGCGATGACCGACAAAGTTGAGGAAATGGCCTCAATCGGCGCGCGGTTATTAAAGCAAGGCACTGTCGCAAAGACCGCCGCGCAAGCTGTGGGCGAAAACGCCGTTCAGCATTCCATTCTTTCGCTCGCTGTGGAGAATGTGGCGACCGCGTATGTAATGGCGCTGGATTGGGCGGCTATCTATCAGAACCAAGCGCCGAATGTTTCGGTCGAACCGGATAAGGGCTTTATGACAACGCCGATTTCAGCGCAGGATTTAACCGCGTTTAAAGATTTGGTTGTCGCTAATGCGCTAACGCCATTGGAGCAATACCGCTATTTGACTAAACACGATATTGCCGACCCTGAAGTTTCATTCGAAGATCGACAAGAGGCACTGGAAGCGGCGGGCGATATTGGGATCGGGGAAGAATAATGCGAGTGGCGCAAAAAGACGTTGTTGAAAGCGGCGCGACCGTCACGTTGAACGGTGCGACAATAACCGATTTCCTTTTCGCTGATGATGTTGAAGGCCGTATCTGCCAACTTGTGCAGGTTGAAGGCTCTAAGCCGAATGTCAAGACGTTGCGCGGTCGTGTTGTGATTAAGGTGGGTTGAATAGGAGG